GAGCTTGGAAATCGCCGTTTCACAGGTGGCAATATAAGCGTTAGTCGCGCTTTCCAGCTGGGAAAGCACATGATCGAACAGGGCGGGATCATCCCGAAGCTGCGTCGGCACATGCGCCAGCTTGCCGTCCCGGACGGTCATGCCGGTCACCTCTGTCGGCGGCATGGAAGCGGCAGTCTCCGAGTCCCTGGCCGCCTGCTTTGCTTTCGCTTCGCACTCCTTACAGATCAGGCTGTAGCGGGTGGCTTTGGACACAATATTGAAATCCGTATACGGCTTTTCCTGACCGCAGCGTTCACACACGCGGGTCTCGCCTTCGTGCTCCTTGTTTTTAAGCTCGGTGTAGGCTTTGTGAATGGAGACTTCACCCCGGCGAAGCTGCTCTTTCGTTCCCTCATCGGCATTGGCATCCAGTTCCTTGACCTTTGCCAGGGTGTCACGGGAAACGCCGACCATCTTGCCCAGCTTATCCATAGTGTTGCCTTTTTCAGCTTCTGCAGAATTCTGCAGAAGCTGAGGATTCTTGCCGCCGGTCAATGTAGCCTGCCGCTTTCTGGCCTGCTCACGGTAGAAGGATTCATATTTCAAGCCGACCAGGCTTCTTTGATAGCTGTTCAGATTTCGCCGGGCCAGCTGATGTTCCAGCATCCAGAACATGGCCGCGTCCCGATCTTCGAAATCCTTCTCCTCGATCCAAAAGGGGATATCATGCTTCCGGCAGATGTCATAGCGGTTATGTCCATCCACAATCGTGCCGTTCCACACGATCAGCGGGGTGTCGCAGCCGTCCCGCAGAATGCTGTCTTCCAGCATTTTCCTTTCTTCATCGCTGAGGGGCGGAATCAGATCACGCAGTTCCGGATCGATCCTCAGCTCGTACACTTTCTTTTCCATCGCTATTTCCTTTCTTCAACAGGCTTTCGCCTTGCATTTCTTCTCCAGGTATCCGTAAACCGCACAGCCCAGCTCCACGGCCAGCGGATGATTATTCCATTGTCCGCTGACCAGGCTGGAAATGTCCTGTGCCGCCCGCATCCAGTAATCATTGCAGCCCTCCGCGCCGATGGCAGGCGGATCGTTATGATCACGCAGGTATCTGTAGATATCCCGGATGATCTCTTTTTCCGTGAGCAGCGTCATGTCTGTGTTGGTCATCCGGACAGGCCTCCCAGCCGCCAGGCATTTTTCTGTCTCCACACGATGCAGAAGGCCCGGTGGATAGACAGCTCCCCACGCCGGAGCTTCCCGATGATCACCTGATCTCCGTACTCTCCGACGTATTTCACCTTGTCCAGGGTACCGTGGGACACACCGGCCATTCTGGCCAGGCGTTCCCGTGTTTTCCCTTGCTTCGGTCCACGCCGAGCTGATTCCGCACTCAGAGTTATCGGCTTCCTCTGCTCCGTTTTTTTGTGCAGGAAGGGCGCATACCGCAGAATGATCTCGGCGCGTTCGTATTTACTCATTCCCGGGCAGGAAAGCAGACGGCCCAGAATCCATCGGGCGGCCTCATTTTTGCTTTCAAACTCCATTTTCTGCACAGCAAAAGGAATGCCGTATTTCTGGCATATAGCATACCGCTTATGCCCGTCTACAATGGTCTTGTTCCAGACGGCAACGGGTTCAACACAGCCATGTGCGCGGATGCTGTCCTCCAGAGCCATCCATTCCTCCGCATCCATCTGCGGACTCAAACTTTGAAAATCGGGATCGATCCGGAGTTCGCGCATTTGCTTTTTCACGTTTACATCCTCCTTTTCCCTTGTGAGGCCGGCTTCATCAGCTGAGCCCGCACGGCTTCCATCAGGGCGGCCTGTGTCTTGTCTTTGCTATCCAGTGCCTCCATGATCCTTTCGTCGATCGTACCCTCGGTGATGATGTGCTGGATGACGACGGTTTCCGCTTTCTGTCCCTGCCTCCACAGGCGCGCATTGGTCTGCTGATACAGTTCCAGCGACCAGGTCAGGCCAAACCAGATCAGGCTGCTGCCTCCTGCCTGCAGGTTCAGGCCATGTCCGGCGGATGCGGGATGAATCAGCGCCATTGGTATCTTCCCTTCATTCCAATCATGAATATCCTCAGATGTCTTCAGCTCTCTGGCCTCCGGGAATCTCTCCCGAATACGCTGCAGATCATGCTTAAACCAGTAGGCAATCAGGGTAGGCTGCCCGTTGGTCGCCTCCATGAGGTCTTCCAGGGCATCCAGCTTTCGATCGTGGAACCGGATTGTTTCCCGATCTCCCGTGTACACCGCGCCGTTGGCCATCTGACAGAGCTTATTGGACAGGGCCGCCGCATTCTTGGCATCGATTTCCCTGCCCTGCAGATCGATCACGAGCTGCTTGCGCATCTGGTCATAGACTGCGCACTCCGTGTCATCCATGGTCACCTTCACCTGGTTTGACAGGCATTCCGGCATCTTCAGAAAATCCACACTTTTCATACTGATGGTAATGTCTCCGATCCTGCGGTAGATTTCCTCCTCCGCTCCTGGCAGGGGCTTCCAGGAAAAGACCTGCTGGCCATTCATCTTGTCCGGCCTGAAAAACTCTTCCCGATACCGGCTGATATACCGTCCCAGACGCTTTCCCAGATCCAGCACTCGGAATTCAGCAAACAGATCCATCAGTCCGTTGGAGGAAGGCGTGCCGGTCAGGCCAACGATCCTCCGTACCGAAGGGCGAAGCTGCAGCATGCTTTTGAACCGCAGCGCTGTATGACTTTTGAAGCTTGAGAGCTCATCGATCACGATCATGTCATAATCCAAGGGCAAATGACTTTTCTCCACCAGCCATCTCAGGTTTTCCCGATTGATAATGTGAATGTGCGTAGCCTGCATAAGGGCCGCTTTCCTTTCCCGTTCGGATCCCACAGCCACGCTGAAGGTCAGGCCTTTCAGGTGATCCCATTTCTGAATCTCCTCCGGCCAGGTATCCCTCGCCACTCGCAGCGGCGCGATGACAAGCACCCGGCGAACATCAAATCGGTTCAGGATCAGCTCATACAGCGCCGTCAGGGTGATCACGCTTTTACCCAGACCCATCTGCAGGAAGACCGCCGCTATGGGATGATCCAGGATGAAGTTGGTGGCGTAGATCTGATAATCATGAGGTTTGTACTGCATCCAGCGCACCTTCTATCTGCTCCGGTGAGTCGATCACGAACACCCTGAATCCCAGACCTTCAAGCTGCGCTTTCCGCTTAGCCTGCAGAGGACGCAGCTTTTTTCCCGGCGCTTTTGTTTCCGCAAAAGCAGCTCGGCCGCCCGGAAAAAGAATGACCCGGTCCGGAACACCGTCCAGACCGGGACTGACCCATTTAGGACACATGCCACCGCGCATTCGCACGGCAGTCACCAGTTTTCGTTCGATTTGCTTTTCCAGCATAGTTCACACTTTCCCGCAGGCTTTCAGTGCAGCGTACTCGTTCCAGGCTGCATCGTAAATCCGAATGAGCCTTTCATTGGGATTCCCGCACATCAGCGCAGCCTTGTTCCGTTCATAGGCACGGGAGTTGGTCCGCAGTTTCCTGGTTTTCAGGAAGCGCGCCAGTTCACCCTTCGCGCCCTCCTGCTTTTTATAGTTACTCGTAATCCAGCAGTAAAACGTCATGTGAATCCTCCTTCAATTCGTTCTGCCTGCCATCCATAAATGCGCTCCGCGCCTGGGTTTTCGCCGTTTGGGTGGAGGTCGGTGGATGTCTCCTGGTAAAGTCCCTATATATATTTTTCATTTCTATCACCACTTTTCTTTTTTGGTGACAGTTTTGAATTTTCCCTATATAGAAGTCATGGAGAGAGCTCCACCGACCTCCACCTTTTGGCGAAAAATGCAGGCAGTGCAACGCTTTTCACCTTATTTCAGAAAGTTTTCATCGTCATCAATACCAGCCTTCAGTCGTACACCGCAGACATAATTTCCGGTTTTGGTCTTCTGCCGTTCAAACCCGTAGGTGGCCAGCGCCCCATAGAAATCAGTGGTACTCCGGATAAACTCACCGGTGGATTCACAGTAGGCACGGTAGGCGATATAAAACTGTCCTGAGGCTTCCCTGTACTGCTTGCCCACATCGCATTTTTCGTCCAGGAAAGGCCGGAGCCAGTCGTTGTTCTCCCGATATTCCGCGATAGCCGTTTGCACGATTTCCGGTTCCTGGATACGATAGTCCGCCGCGATCACCTTCTGCGCGCCTTCCAGGATCCACTTCATCACAGCGCCTCCGGCATGTTCCACCAGAAAGTCGC